ATGTCTTTTGTTGCGAAGGGTGGCCGTGTGGTCACTGATGACATGTTGGACAAGTGGGCCGACGATGCGGATAACGGCGAGTTCGGCGGAAGGCCGGGTGCGGTGTATTCCGGGCCTGTCGTTCCTGTCGCTCAGGCGGATGCTGTCAGTCGGACGTTTTCGTTAAGCGCTGACATGTCGGCCATGTTGGATGCCGTCGCTAAACGTCGTGGCGTGTCCGCTGATGACATCATGCGGCACGCGCTGGTGCGTGAGTTCGCGTCAGTGTGAGCTGTTCGGCGTGCTGGTTTTCCGACACGCCGATTTGTTTAAACCAAAATGATACGTTATGCTATCAATTATCAAGCCCAATCGGGCAAGGCAAAAGCAAGTTTGAGAACTTAACAGTGTTTCCCTACATGCAAATGATACATTTTGCTGTCATAATTGGTTTACCTACTACTAGAGAAAGCGGGTAAGCCTATGGGACTTAAGGAACTGCGCAAACAAGCCGACTTAACACAAGTTGAGCTAGCCAAGCGCACTGGAATAGCGCGAACAATCATCAGCAGTTATGAGACCGGGCGGCGAGACGTTCGGAACATGACTCTTGAAAACGCTTTGAAGATATCCAGTGCACTCAACTGCCAACCGAGCGACCTGATGCGTTAAAAGAATGCGGCTAAGTAGCGCCAACTACCTAGCCGCGTGCCTTAAGTTGAAAGTTCTCTAACCAATCAATCAAATCGAGGCTGTGCTATCTTAGCACGCCTCACATGGAAGTGAGGAACCATGCGTAAAATTCTGGCGGCTTCAGCCGCGTTAATCACACTTTTCACCCTGTCCGCTTGCGGTAGTGATACCGCGAACATCCCGCAATGTGAGAACGAAGACGGCTCGGGTCAAGCTGGACTCTGCTACTGGGATAGTGCTCGAATGGGCAACGGACGCGGTACCGGCCTGTACATCTACCAAGACGGCATTCTAATCGACGAACGCTACTAACTTTCAATCAGATTCAATCAGTCGCGCGGCTGTCTCCGCGCTTCATCAATTCAAGGGAGATTCACAATGTGTGTGAAACTTGTTTTCAGGATTAACGTTGACTGGCATAGGTCACGCATGTGGGGGAGTAACCCGCGTGCCGAAGTCTGGGCCAACCTCGCCGGCATTCGCGGCGACTACACTAACGGTACCGTGTCAGGCTGTGGATACGACAAGGAGAGTGCGGCAGTTGATTTAGCGTTGAAAGATAACCCGCTTATGCAGACACTCATGATGTGGCCGAAACTGAACGTGAACACCGGTTATAGTGGTTAGGTCACGCGCGTAGTCAACAAACTCGATTACGGGTATGAGCTGTGCTTTGGCGGCATGGGCATGAGTGAGTTCCTGGACTTCATGCGCGGCAATGGGTTCGCCGTTGAGGAGATGCACGGCGATATGTTCGACGGGTACACGTTCCGGCGTGACATGCCCGAATCTTTCGTTAAGACAGTTTGACTGCGATAGCGCGGCGCATTAATCCGCGCTTCCCGCCCATTCGGGCAATTTCAATCAATCAAACCTATAGATCCTATATCACACTAATGGAGGTGTGCCATGCCTGAAGAAATACTGAATCCAAGCGACTTCCACGTTGGCTGGTCGGCCCAATCGTTGGCCGGCGACATCTACGTTATCGTCAAAGCCACTGACAAGACGGTGACGTTCGATAAATACAATACCGTCTGGCTTACCGTTCGGCGTGTCCGGCGTAAGCGTTTCGAGTGGATTGAAGGAGGCTACTTCAAGGACGGTGCATTCACGTTCTGGCCGAGTAATTTTTTCCCGCCTGAGAACGTCTGCAGCCGCAACGATTTCATCCAATCGCATGAGTTTAAGGCGGTGGCATGATGGCACGCTACTTCTACGCTTTCCGCTGGGCTTATGGTATCGGCGCGACATGGGATGACGGGTCATGGCCGGGTGAGCTCTACGTGTTCGAGTCGAGGGCTGAGCGTGACGCTTGGGTTGCCGACGACGTGTTTGATGGCAATTGGCATTGTGAGGCCATCACGTCGAAAGAGGCGCGTCATATCATGGCCGATACTGTTATCGGTTTTGATAATGATATGGCCGCACGGTACGACGGTAGCCGGTCGGCTGTCGAACGGTACGCGCCTACCGCCGAATTGGTCAGGGCATGGCGGCGTATCGGCATGCAACTTAACCCAGTTGCGTATATGGGTGAGTGATCGACCATGATTGACCATTACCGTTGCAAGTCGTTTCCCGTGGCTGTTGCCACTCAATCGCATTATGAGGCCAAAGGTTATCCCGTGGAGCTAGTCCCGTGGGGTAGGGGCTACATGGTGCGAGTCCATCGTTAATAAATCGTTGTGGGGCATGGCGTTGTGGCCGTGCCCCTCTTGTTTAAGGGAGATTCAAAATGTCCATTACCGTTAAAGATGTTGCCGACATGGTGGAACGTGTTGACGAAAAACTATCGCCATTGACGCGCTATGACGGTTTCCAACCCTATGAGGGCATCTATCGCCTTGGCGACTGGGGATATGTGACGGAAACCGAATATAACAAGGCTTTCGAGCATGAAGATGGTTGGGCGCAAGACGCTTACATTTTGGACGGTAACGGTGTGAGCCATACCCGCATTAGTCAGCTAATTAACGAAGACGATACCGGTAAGGCAATTTCCGATTACATCAATGAGCGTTTCAACAATGACCAAATGGACGACGTTTTCTACACCGAAGCCACCGAAGAGGGTGAATGCTGAGAGTCTTCTAGCCGCCTACTCATTCCAGAAAATCAATCAAAATCGAATCTTTACAAGTGAGGTAAACCAAAATGAAGAAGCTGACCAATGACCCGTCGCGTAACGTGAATGCCGTGAGCGGCATGTGGGTGCGGTTGCGCAAGGATGGCTCGAAATATGATGTTCGGTATGTGAACGCTCGGGTTAGACGAGTCTGGTCACTTTCCCAGACTTCGCAGGGCACGGCGTGGAATGTTCAGGCCAAGGGAGTCCAGTATGAGGATTTTCTGAACGGTATGAAGTCAAGTTCGGTTGACCTTGAGCATGGCTGGTTGCTGGTGCCTGACTCGGAACGATGTGGAATCGTTCGGGTGCCGGTGCCTACCGGTATGGACGCGAAACGTGTGGCCGCCATTAAGGCTGATCCGCTGGTTGATATGAATTGGCGCAATGATGGTGAACGGTTCCTGAGCGGCGTTCACTGGCCGGTGCCTGTACCTGAAGATGAGAGCAAGTGGGCTGGTGAGGATGAGTTTCTTGATGATGAGCCGGCGCCGATTACTCAAGAGATTGCTGAAGTCCCGCCCAAGGTCAACACGTTTGCCGTGTCCTACGCGACTCTGCCTGACCTGATGATGGCTAAGGAATGCCCGGAACTGCAAGGTTTGGGCCATATCAAGGCGTTCCGTACCAGCAAGGGTAAAAAGGTGGCGTACATCGCTTCGGCCAACGGCAAATGCGTAGTCGCCTACCGTGCAAGGTATGAGCGTGGCAGTGACAGGCAGTTGGAAAAGGCGGTGGCCGATTACGTGGCCGTTGCCCGTGACCTGTGGGCTAAGGCGGCGTGACATGAGCGAGCTGAGAGACAAGGCCACGCGACTGTTGTTGAAGTCGGCGTGGGAAATGGCTGATGACAACGAAGATGAGCTATCCGCCGTGTTCGACGGTCAGCATGGTTTTATCGATGATTTACGCCGTCGTGCCATGCTGAAGCTGGACAAGCCATACACCGCGCCGGACTTCGATACTGCGGAACAGCAGATAGCCGAAACCGGTTTGTCGTTGGACGTGCTGGATAAGAGAGCGCGTGAGATCTATGACTGCGGTTATTCCACCACGTATCAGCGTTATCAGACGGCTATCGTCATGCTTATCGATGATTTGCTGGGAGTACTGTGATGGAAGTCAGGATATCCACGGCGAAGATTCGTGAGGTGCTGGAATCGTCCGGTTGCGCCTACACTGCCGAGAATATCGCGGCCGTGCGTGCCAACATTCCGCTTCACACGTCTGATCTGATTTTGGCGGCATTGAACGCCACCGATTTACCCGACAAGCGGTTTGCTTTGCCGCTGTTCTAAGTTCTTGCCGTCCAGCTTTTTCCTCACTTCCGCTGGGCGGCAACCCATTTTTTGCTACAAGCCAAATCAATATTTCTTTAGGAGATTATTATGAGCGCTTCAATCAAGCTCACCGTTTATGGCAATTCGACGCCGCTGAAAGGCTGGAGGCATGAGGATACCGTGCATACGTGGCTGTATCCGAATGCCACTTCGGATATGGTTGACATGCTGGACGCGCTGGAATCAGGTGTCAGCCATGACGATGGCTACGATGAATGCGACTATTTCTCGTTGGATGATTACGACGAGTTTCGGGATGGTCTCACACCCGAGTGGCGCGAAGTGTTCCCCGCTTTGCCTGACAATTGGGTTGGCAGTGACGCTGAAATCAGAATCTACTGGTGAAAACTCATATCTCATTCCTAACCCAATATGGTATATGATTGATACCATCTGTTAACCATTAAGGAGGTTGTTATGGGTAAGCTGGTAGCCAATGTCGATGATGACGTCAAGGCGCGCGCCGCCGCGCTCTACGATTCCATGGGCATGAGCCTGAGCACCGCAGTCAACATGTTCCTACGCCAGTCTCTGGTGGACAACGGATTGCCGTTCAAGCCGACGCGGCACACGCCGGACGGTTATCCGGTGCCGCCTGTTCACAATGCATACATGTTCGAGCGTTCGGAGAAGGGCCATGTGATACTGCCCGCCGATTGGAATGATTCGGAGGATAGCGTCTATGACCAGTACGCCAAGTGAACCGCGCCTGTATGACGTGTGGCTGATGTGGGTCGAGTTTCCCGACCATCCCGGTATCGGGAAGCCGCGTCCGGTGGTTATCACCGAGGTTGACGGTGATCTGGTGTCGGGTATCGTGGCGAAGTTGACTTCCTCCCCACGGCTGAAGCCGGGGGATTCCCTTGTCTCGCGGCAAGGGTTTCCTGAAGGGACTTGTTCCCCGCCTACCGAAGTGTTGCTTCGGCGGTTCGAGGGTCCCCGCAGGCGCGTACCGCCAGTCCGGCGGATAGGATGTTTTTGGCGGCGTTGATGTCTCGGTCGTGGTTGGTTCCGCATTTGGGGCAGTCCCATTGGCGGATGTTCAATGGTTTCTTGCCGCTGTCGTATCCGCAGGTGGAGCAGATCTGGCTGGACGGGTACCAGCGGTCGATGACCGTAAGCTGGCGCCCGTACCATTGGGCCTTGTATTCGAGCATCGTGCGGAACTGTCTCCAACCCGTGTCGAGTATGCTCCTGTTGAGACCGGTTTTCGCCGCTTGCCCGTTGGGAAGGTAACGGCCCGGATGCTCCGAGTCAGGCTTCGGCGCGCACCGTCGGGTCAGGTTTTCGACCGCAAGGTCTTCAATGACCACCGCTTGGTTCTCGCGGATGAGTCGGGTCGAGAGCTTGTGGAGGAAGTCGCTTCGACAATCCTTGACCTTGGCGTACGCTTTGGCGACCTTCAGACGGGCTTTACGATAGTTGTTGCTTCCTTTCTGCTTTCTGGAGAGAGTTTGTTGGGCTTGTTCAAGCTTCTTCTGGTAACGGTTGAGGTGGCGTGGGTTGGGGATTTTCTCCCCGGTGCTGAGGATGGCGAAGTGTTCGGTGCCCAAATCGACGCCGACCTTGTTTGGGGAGGCGGGTAGATGTTTCACTTCCTCTTCGACGAGAATGCTCACGTGCCAGCGTCCGGACGGGTCCAGGGACACGGTGACGGTGGACGGCCGGGCTTTCCTCGGCAGTGTGCGCGACCAGTGGATGGGAAGGGGTTCGCACATCTTCGCCAAAGTCAATTCCCGTTTGTCCCAATTCCAGGTGAACGCGGATGCGGCATAGGTGGCGGCTCCGCCGTTCTTCTTGGATTTGAACCGTGGATAGTCTCCCGTCTTGACGAAGAAGTTCCTGTACGCCGCCTGCAAATGTCGCAGCGACTGTTGCAACGGGACCGAGGACACTTCGCGCAGGTAGGCGTATTCCTTGGTTTTCTTCCAGTCGGTGAGCATCCGGCTCGTATCCTCGTAGGACACGCTCTCATGGCGGACCGTCCATGCTTCGGAGCGGGCGTCCAATGCCATGTTGTACACCTTGCGGCAGCAGCCCAGTGTGCGCCGGAGTGTTTGTTCCTGTTCCGGCGTTGGGTAGAAGCGGAACCTGTATGCCCGCTTGGCTGTCGTGGTGTCCATGCTTCCTATGATACCATGCTTTACAGACTTGCATATGGGGATGTAAGACAGAGGCGCCTTATATCCCCATAGCTAAAGCAAGGGGTATTACGGCGCAACCTGATAACAGATAATCGATTATTTGTTATAGAATGGCGATACTGATAACTGATAACCATAAACGTGGGCCCGATTATACGAAAACATGCTTTTCATTCACTGAAACCCGTGAAGATCAATAAAAAATAGATTTTCACGGGTTTCAAGCTATGATAGGCGTGTTATAAGCCGCCACTGCCTCTCATGGAAGCACACTAGGGCGGCATTCTCATGCTTGACCGACTACTTCAACGGAAAGTCGAATACCAGCTTATATCCGCTTGTAACCGGGCCTTCCACAGGTGTGAATGTGAGACTACCGTTGTCGTTTTCCGCGATCAGGTAATGATTCGTGCATTCCTCGTTCCATTGGACTTCCCATACCGCGTCGGTCGGAACCTTTTGGAGAAAATCATGCAGCTCGTCAATGGAGATTCTAACCGGCATGATTCTGGCGAGCGTGGTCTTATCCACCTTGACTGTGGCGATGGACTCCACGCTGTCATACGTTTTGATAGGCGTATCCTCTCTGGGGGTATCCGGTTCATCAATGATCGTTCCCACTGGTATGAAGTCGGGTGGAACGTCGGATAGGACACCCGTGAAAATATTGCGTGCCAAGTCCATGTAACGCTTCACAGTTCCCCCTTGGCTTTTCTCGTGTAGTATTCCTCAGCAGACAACAGTTCCAGAATCGGAGTCTGCTTACTGGCCTCCAACAATTCCTCCCATGTCCTCCACGGATGAAGACCCGCCAGGGTCCCGCACCAAGATGTTTGATACGGTGCCTTGTCATCGTGTCCGAACAGCCAATTATCACTGTGGGGAGCATACCGTTTGATGATCCGTCCCCAACCGGTTTGTGACCCAAAGCGGATGCGCGCCCAGTATTCGCCCGGCAGTATCGGTTCCACGATACTCGGACGCGGCTTCTTCTTAGGTGCGGGACGGGTGGCGTAGGCGAAATCATCCTCATAGACAACGAGAAACACCGAAACCGGTTCCTTTTCGACTCCCAGCTTCCATGTGGCGGAAACACCAACTCCGTCTCCCTCGACCTTAATCATAGAATGCCAATCAGTGCGGGACTTGAACCTGTATGTGTTCGTGCTGCCTTTGACGTGAATCAAATCGCCGGGCTTCAGGTCATCCCAGCCGACGCGAATCTTCTTGCTCACCTGTGGTCCTCCTTGCCGATATCGCTGAATCGTGTGTAAAGCCGGTCGTTCACGACATACGTGTTGTAATCATCCTGTTGGATGTACCACCAGCGTTTTTGATGGCCAGCCTTCAGATACTCCTCGCACGTGTGGTCGATGGTGTTGTCGGGGTTGACCTTCTGCCTGAACGACAGTTCATTGACCACGTTGCTATCGGCCACGAGATCGGCTATCCGGTCGATACGCTCCGGCGTGAAATCGGGAGTGACCACGTACACGACACGTACCTTCTGACGGTCGAACCATTTGCGGGGCAATGCCAACGCCACGTCATCGGACAAGCTCGTGGGCCGCATGTGATACACCACGCGGTTGAACCTGATCTGCTGCATGACTTGAGCCACGTTGCGTCCGCATTGGAAGTAGCTGGTGTGCATCTCGGTTTCCGTGAGCCAGTCTCCGGCCCTGTGTATCGCCTCCCGGTAGAAGGCGACACGTTTCGATGCTTCCGGCTCGCGCATGGGGAACAGGGGGTCTCCGCCGCCGCTGAAGCTCAGGAACCTCATGGGGTGGTGTTCGCTTTCACGGCTGATGGTCCGCAGCGTGGCCTGCATGTCGGTCACCGGCACGTTCAATCCGGTTTTCCTTACGATGCAGTAGGGGCATGTCCAATGACAGCCGAAATTTGTGATAACCGAATAATGTCCGTTCATTGTGTTTCTCCGATCAGTTGTTCCATTTCACTCACGTTGTCCTGCTTGCGTTTCAACGCCCTGCAACGACGTATCCACTCGTGTTTACGCAGATAGACGTTGGTTATCCCATCGTTGTCCAACAGTTCGTTGCATGAGCAGACAAGCTGGGGAATATCCGACTCCGAGTCCGGTTGCACGGTGGGGTTCTCCCCGCAGACAGGGCATTCGGGAACCGGCTCGTCAACCATTGTCCTCAACAGTCTGCAACCGGTATTCCACTTCTGAACTTCCCCGTCATTAAACGGTACAAACGAGAAGATGCTCGCGGCATGATTGCACCACTCCGAGAGCAGCCACACGGAGTTTTCCATACAGTGGTAGCGGTTAATGGTGGTGTCGCATACATACTTCGGTTTGGGTATGCACCCGCAGATAGGGCATGGTACCAATACCGGTGGCTCAGGTTCCAGCTCCTTCAAGTGCAGCAGTCGTTTCAGCCAGTTCATGCGTTCCTCGATCCCATCGACTCATTGAACGCCTCCTGGAACGCATGGACACCGGCTTTAACGGCCTTTTCGATGGAACCGTTGGGCGGCGGCGTCACGGTCACGTGCGCGCGTGGTCGCAGGTCGTCGCCTATTAACACGCTGTCCGGTTCCAGTTCGCCCACCACCGGGACTTCCACGGTGAACGTGGCTAGTTGAAGCGCCTTGGAATACAAGCCCAATTCCACTTCCGTGGTGCCAAGATTGATGCTCATTGGGTAATCTCCTTGTGTTCGAGGAACTTGTTGACGAAGAACGTCTGACCTTTGCCCGTGACTTTCGGTGTCTTGTTGATGGTCGTGTGACCGTCCGAGTGAACCACGGTGGTTTCCTTGATCTCGAACAATCCCAATTCCATAGATTTCTGCGTGGGCATGTTGCGAGAGCTGCCGGTTTTCATCAGCCATCCGTTGTCCCTCAGCCACGCGAACAAGCGCATGCCGCCAATATCCACGCCATTGCCTTTCAGGACTTTCGCCAAGTCGCCCACGAGGATGCTGGTCTTCGAGGTTTCCACAGCGTCAGCGAACAATGCCTTGGGACGCATCCGTTCGACCTGTGCTTGGGCTCTCTCCTTTTCCGCCCGCTCCTGTTTGATTTGCGTGGCGAGCCGGATAAGGAAGTCGGGTTCGGTGACTGCCTTTTCCAAAGTCGATTCGGTCATGTACGCGCCATGTTTGCGAATCGATGGCAGCACCTCGTGCGTGACCCAGCGTTTGAACTCGCGGGCTTCGGGCTTGCGGCTGCGTAACACGAGGGAGTACAAGCCGGACTCGGACACGAAAACGGGTGCCTTGCCGCCGTTCTGAGCAATATCCGTACTACGGATATTGGTGATTTCATCGGCATCGAGGTATTCCCGAATATGGTTGGTGGCCGTACCGAGAATGGCGCATACGTCCGCTCCAAGGAACCACGGGTTGCCGTGTTCGTCGGTTAGGACACGCACCTGAATGCCGTTGAAGTCGAATGGTTGAATCTGATTGCTCACTTGTCGTCTCCTTCCTTGGATTGGTTTTGCGAAACCTGCATGATCTCCCACACGTCCGCGTCCTCCGACAGGCCGGACGCGAGACGGTAGAAGTCACTGAACCGGTAAAGCGGATTGCTGTACGCATCCTCGCCCTGCTGAGGCAACTGGCCTCGATGTATCCAACTACGCAAAGTGCTGCGGTTCACGCGCATTCCGCACGCCTTGATGATGTCCAACAGTTCGCCGCGGGTTCTCACCGCCTCCAATTGGAGGAGACGTTTCACCCGTTCCGCCCTGATAAGGGCTACCGGCATACTGAAACCGCATTTCGGGCATTTCGCCGTTTCCGCGTCCGCGTAGCAGGAGAGCTGGCCCAAGCACCCGTTGGCGGGGCATGAGCCGTACAATACGGTTTCCCCGTCATCGTCCGCGAGGAAACGACGCAGCTTGCGTGTCAGACTGTGAACCAGTTCCGCGTACACGGGCGTGCTGGAATGCTCCATGAGTTTCGGATGATTGGCGATACGGTGAACCATGTCCGACAGTGGCGTGGACTCGGGCAGATTGATTTTCAGACTGCGCATCCACTCGTACAACGTGCCTTGCAACCCCGGATAACCGTGGTCATCGTCCGCGTACAGCAGATCATGCAGGGCTTCGCGCAACGGTGCGGGAGCGGTGCCGGATTGACCGCCGCCACCGTTCTTGTGCCCGTAGGCGCGGTTGATGCGATACTCGCACAGGTCGGGCAGACTGCGGTCCAACCATCGCAGGTCGCCGGTCAACTGGCTGGCGTGCTTGTCGCACAGGAGATTCCGGTTCGGTTCGACGCCATGTCCGATAAGCGGTGACGGCGCGTCGGTGACGATATCCCGCCAGCAACCGTGGTAGCGGCAGAGCCTCGTAGTTTCAGTGGAAAAAGACAATAGTGACCTTGACCTTCGGTTTTTTTGAAGGTCTCGGACGTGTCAGCAACTCCCAATTATGCCATCAAACCGGTCATGATTCAGCCGGACGGCGTGTCGCCAGAACCTCGTCCAACGCCACGCCCAAACCCGGATTGAAACCACCACCCTCACGCCGGCGCTTGGGTTTCGCGGGCGGCAAGCGCAGCGGGTCACGCGCGGCCAACGCCACCTGTCGAGACTCGTCCGGGGAACGGCCCATCATGCGCTGCCGGCGATACAACCACGCCTGATCTTCCACCAGTCCCAGACGTTCGCACTCCAGGCCTATCTGCGCTTCGGACGGTTTCGCACCGTTGCGCAGCTTGCGGACGATGCCGTTGATGTCGCCGGAACCACACCAGCGACCCGTGCTGTTGTCCGCGTAGAAGCGTCGAACGGCCTCACGCGCCTCCACCGCCGTGATGTCCGAACGCAGTTCCGAATGGAACGCATCAAGCTGAACATCATCCCACTGCGCGTTGCCGTGATGCGCGTTAATCAGCGACAACAACGCCGCCGCCTCACCCTTGCTGAGCATTGAGACCTCCCTGCGAGTATCGGGCACGCTCCTCCTCGGTCATGTACTGCCAGGTTTTCGCCATGTTCGCTTCGAGATTCTGCTGGCTGCGGGACTTGACCGGCTGGACTTGCCGGGCCCTTGGGGTCTCCGGTTTGGGTTTCTCCCAGTTGCGTGCGTACAGTTCCCCGCCGATGAACCGGCTGAACGTCTTCACGAATCGTTCCTCGGTGGCCCCGACATACGCTCGGGTTTTGGCTTCAAGAAACTCACGCGGGTCAGCCTCGCCGGCGGCTTTCACGATCTTGGGCCATTCGATTTCCAACTGCATTCGAGCCTGAGAGGTCTTCCCGTCGAACCTGTTCGTCGGGTAAATACGCTCAAGACTGTCGAGCAGTCCATCGAAGTCAGGCTTTGAGGGGGTAGGGGGAGTTGAATTATCTTTAGATAATTCATTCTGGTGTTCTGGTGTTCTGGTGTTCTGGTGTTTGTCCCGATTCAGACGTGATTCAGCCGTCTGAAAGTCATCTGAATCGGAGGTTTTTACCTCGTTTTTATTTTTACGGTAATTTTCAGCATTGCTTTCACGCTTCTTTTGTACCTGTTCGCGACTGCGATTGTGTATAAGATAATCGTGAATATAGTACCCGTTGTTCCCGTCCGGTTCGATCATGCCGACATTGCACAGTGCCTCAAGTTCTGAATCGGTGATATCCAGCACGTAAAGCGCATCATCTTCACTGATATGACCGTCTGAAAGATTATCTCCGCAGAAGGTAAGCATCATCGTGAACGCACCTATCGCGCTCGGGCATGTGTGCCTGAGTTTTCGCACCTTGCGATTCATGTAGAAGCCGTTGACGAGCTGGATGTATCCTTTGCGGGCCATCGTTATACCACTTTCCTGAAATCTAAACTCACCAGACTCATTCCGTCTCCTCAATCATGGTTTCGAGGGCAGCGACCGCGTTCTCACTGCGGTTCTCGGCTACTGCCTTCCAGAATTTCGTATGATCCAGGTCATTTCCTGTCCCTTTCCCAAATGTTCTCAACCATTCCGCACCACTTATCCCATGCTTCCTCTCTCGTATCGGCATAAGGGGCTTCCAAGTGGGTGCAGAAAAACATGTAGCGGCCTCTCCATTCGAATATGAGCGGGACACATCCGTAGAGGGGGCAGCAGTGCCGAATCTTCGATGCTAGATTGAACATGTTCGTCTCCTTAAATCTCGTATGAAGTTGTGGCGGCTTCGCCAGTCCGAGGGCGTGCCGCTCGTCGCCGTGAGCAGCACGCCGTCATCGAATATCTTCCAGTGGCCGCTGCCGGCGCGTACCACCGTGTAGCCGTGCGAGGCTATCCAATGCATGAGTTTGCGGTCATCTCCACGCGCGGTCATGCTTTGAGCCTCATCTTCAACGCGAGACCATTCTCATGCACGCCACCGTTGTCGAAGCCCATGAAACCGTTGAACAGTTCGTATTCGAGCAATACGGTGTCCACGCGGAACTCGTCATACCGATGATTTTTGATGCGTTCCATGACAAGCCTCATCGATGCGACGGTATCCCTGCGGTCGGCCTGTATGGGAATGAGATGCGGCCAAAGATTCCATTCGCCCGGATGATCGTTCAGCCAACGGGCGAAATCAACGAGTTTCCTATCTTCCATCATGTTCTCCTTGCCTTTTCGATGAATTCGCGCAGATACGGGTCATCGATGTCGATGGGGTGGCCGGCGAAAACCATGCCGCCCTCTTGGATGGGCAATGGGGGAGTGCGTTTGGTTTTATGCTCCCTTGCCTATTTCGCGCTTCCGGCTCTATGCTTCGCCAACCGTATGGGGCGGCCTTGATATGGCAGTTGCGGCAACGGGGCCCGCTGCACATCTGGTTACGTGGCCGGATACGCCCGCAGTCGATGCATTCGGTGGATGTCGTGTTGTGACTGTTTCCCATCAGGAGCGTTCCCTGACCACGTAATCCGGGTGTTCACGGCAGTAGTCATGAACACGTTCCAACCATTTGATTGCCCCGTCCACACTGCCCCAATCAACCAACTCGCCGTTCTCGTCACGCGGATTGTATTCGGAACGCAGCTCATGCAACGGCTGAAGGTAGATGCTCATGAGGGCTTGCCGTATAAGTTCGGCGCATTCCCCACCGGTCTTGCCGTCCAAGTCTGTTGACGGTCTAACATGATAGGCGGCGAAGAACGGGCCGAGATTATACGTGTAGTTGAAATAGCGGCCATACTGGTCGTAGGAGCGTTCCTCATGGTCACGGTCGCACACGTAACCCCAGAAGTCCTCGGGAATATCCGGGCGTACCACATACAGGTCGTAGCTCATTCTTCGTCTCCTTCGATGATTCCATGTCCTGCTATCAATGCGAGGGTCTTTAAGTCGGTGAGCACGGGCTGGTTGTCCATGCTTGACAACGTGTTCAAGCCGAGACCCTTCTGTTTGAACACGACGAACCAGTAAGGTGCGTCCGCGTTACCCGCCTCGGTACGGCCCTCCTGCATCCACTCCTTGAGTCTCCCCGTATAGGTGCTGTAGTTTTTACACTCCAATACGACCGGCTGGCCGTGGATACGCAGACCGGTGATATCGCCCTGGTCTTTCGTCCCATGCAACACTTCACGGTGTATCGTCTGCTCGCTGTCACCCAACCGGGCGCGCAAATAGTTGACCACCTTGGATTCAAGCAGTGTGCCTTTGGCTTTCTGTCGGCTCATTCGTCCATCCACCATTCAGTCGGGTCATCGTGAAACTGGCAGTCCACGCAGTCCCCGAATACGTTCAAGATTCCTCCGCAGTACGGGCAATGCTCATACTGGACGGGCAGATAACTCGGTCTCATAATCAGAACTCCGGGTTGTCTCGTAGTCGTTTTTGCACGTCCCCGCGCATCTGCTCGATCACATCGACCCGAAATCCGGTAGCCAAGCGAATCTCCTCTGCCGGACGGTTCGAGTCTTCAATGAGCAGTTGCCATGCTTTACTTTTCGCTTTGCTCAACATGAGCCCCCTTCTCCAAATTAGAGCTGATACGCACCCGATAGTCGGTGATGCTCCAAGTCAGATGGTTCAACTGCCAGACGGTGAGTCCAAGAAAAACCAGCAGACAAAACGCTTGAACAATGGCCATCATCGTATTCTTTGACGTGATGCCCACCGCGAGGGAGAACGAGAAAAACACGTCCCACCCCAAATACCAGTACACGGACCATAATCCGGGTTTGCTGCCGTCACGTCGTTCGTAAACCGTGACCATATCCTTGTCACTCATTTCGATTCCTTCTTCTGCTCCTGTTCACGCCACCCCATACGCCTTGCAATGGGTAGCCGCTGATTCTGTCGTGTTGCGCCGCGTACCGTGCGCATTCGCATATCGCCGGACATTGGGCGCAGGCCTTGAGCGCCAATCGTTCCTCGCTGGACGTGGTTGGGAAGAACAGGTCAGGGTCCATGTCACGGCACGCGGCCTTGTCACGCCAGCCGCTCAATTCAATTCCTTCTTCGCGTTTTGAGACTGCTTACGCTCATGATTCCTCCTTGAGCGTGGCGACATATGCGATGGCCTTGCGTTCACGCTTCGCATACTTCTCGCACTTGCGTTTGAGACGTTTGAGGCTCATGGCGTACAGGAAGTCTCTGAAGTTGCCGTCCTCGTAGATTTTGGCTCGATAACGGCCGCAGGTGCCTTCCGCGCCGATATGCGCAACCAAATGGTCTGTAAACTGAATCTCGTTCATGCGTTCTCCTTTCGATATGGGTTTGGCGTGTATTCGGGCGGTTCCTCGCCGGGCATGGGGTTCATGTTCTTGAGGGCTTGGATATATCCGTTCTCCCATGCCTGTTCGGCTATCTGCCGGTCGTGTTCGTCTATGGCGGGTTTGAAAGCCGCCAGCAACAGGTCTTCGCTGTACAACTCGCCTTGTTCCCAGACGGAATCGCAAGCCATGCGCAGCAGTTCCCTGAAATCCTCGGGAATATAGTCTGGATGAATTGTTTCGTCGTGTCCGCTCATTGTCCGCCTCCCATTTCCTTCTCTCGCGCCATGATCTCCACGTCGTCGGCGAGCATCCTCAGCACGCCGGCGAGCGTGCCATACGATTCGGCGGTCGGATACACCGTCTTGCTGACATACACGTCCCACCTGTCGGAACCTTGATGATTGTCGGCCTTGAGGATAATGAGCGGGTCGGCGTCGATGAAACGACCGTCCTTCATGCCCCGCACTTTGAGCATCAGACGTATCGAATCCGCCTGCTCGCTCGTGTTACCCAAAATATCCAGAGTGCTCATCGTCCACCTCGCAGTTCCTTCTCCTCGTTCGCGATTGATTGGAGGATGTCCTCCAGGTCGCCGAGCTCGTTCCGGCTCAACCGGATGCGGCGGATGCTGTCGCCATCATGAGTGGCCAGCACCCATGAGCGGGTGCCGTTTCGGCCGTCTCCGGGAATCCAGCTCAGGGTCACATTCCCGCAGGAGGCACCCGTGACCATGCCGCACCGTCGTTCGATCTCCACGTCCGTCGCCTTCATCGTCTGCCTCCCAGACTCTCGCGAATCCGCTCCACATCAGCATTCATCGTCTGCCTCCGTGACTTCCTCGCCGACTGGTAGGGTGCGATAGATTTTTGTGATTCGCCACGTGCCCGGCGTCTCGTGGATATGCTTCACAGCGGCCTCATAGGAATTGAAAGTGACGGTCGGATACAGCATCTCGATAGCCGAATCGACCAGATATTCTTCCTTGGTCTCCAACTTCATCGTCCGTCTTCCTGACTCATGTAGGTCAACGTGAAGCATTTATCACCGTTGCATATGCGGTTCCAAGCGGCGATATTGTATTGCAACTGATACGGGGCGGGCTTCCGTGAACAACCTCCCTCGAAGCCGAGCCCGCAGACAGTGCAGCGGAACATCACGATAAAGAACGTGTATTCAGGCAACCCCTGCACGCCGTCCCGCTCCCATTTCGCCTTGACCTTGCCCCCACAACGAGGACACGGGCTAATCCTGTGAAACCTCACCAGACTCACCTCCCTCAAGAGGCGCGTTCAAATCCACCTGTTCGATACGCGCACGCTCCTGTAAGATGTTCGCGTATGCCCCCATCGCGTACAATTGGCTTTCAAGGAGCTGGAAGGAGCACGCGGGCGTGAAGTCCAACGTGCCCTCCGCGTAGCCCTCAAGCATGTGCGCCAGCTTGCTGATACGCTCCTGCAATTCTCGATGTTCGCGGATCATCCGCTGCTTGTAATCACTCATTGGTTGTCTCCTTCGGTTTGGTTTTGTAATATCTTTCTCTTGGAGGTCATCAGCCTCCTCGATACGCTCGTAGTTGGGGTCATCCAACAATTCGACGGTATCGACGTAACTGGGAATGATGGGCTGCGTATCAGATGATTCAGCCGAGAACACGTGTAAATATGTTCGATGCGCGTCGAGTTGCATCGAAAGGCTACATATACCGTCCGTGTCTCTGGAACGCCGCACGAGCTTCCCTATGAATACGTCTCCGTTCTCCATTGTCACCTTGACTCGCTTATCGAGATTCTGAATCTCCATAAGGGTCTTACCTGCCCAGAATGGTTTCTCACTCATTGACAGCCTCCTTGGCTAGTTGTCGTTTACGTTTCCGCTTCGCCTCATACTGGGCGTATTTCTCGGGATGCTCCGACCTCCAACGGCGATGGTATTCAGCCATCTCACGCTGATGGGCGGCGGCATACTTACGAGCCGAAGCCCGAGCCTGAGCCAAATGCTCCGACCGGTACCGGCGTGCATACTCATTACGTTTCTCACGATTACGAGCGTTCCGCCGATTCGCCAGATCACGCAGATGCTGCGCATACTCGGGGTCGGTTCGACGCCGTTCCCTAATACGACAGTTCCGGCACATGCCATCCTTGCCGACCCGGCACATGCCACCGCACCAATCGCATTTCGGATGACGTTCAGTTATCAGGCCGGACAGTTCGCCGCCGTTCCGGCAATAGTCGATGAACTCCTCATCGGTCATGTCATCAACGTTCACAGCCACACCTCCCCATTAGTGAACCTGCGGAACAACACAGGGTCGAGCTTGTACAACGCCCGCCGAAACTGCGGGTCACGGCAGAACAGGATGAACAACAGGCTTACTGCTTCGGCGGTTCGCATCGCGTCCAACCTCCCTTATCGTCCAGAAGCACCCAACCATGTTGGGCGGTGAGAATCGGCACCAGTTCGGGGTGATCGTTGAAACCGCTCACGATGTACCCCAAGCTCATGGCCTCACGCGGATGGGCGTGAATCCACCCATGACATCCCGTATCGCCACTCCCACACGCCAAGATGAGGTTCGACGCCTCATGCAGTCCCGGCCACTTGTGTGACCGGAGTCTGCGATGATGCCGGCTGAAACCGCTCCAATGGAATGGTTTGCCGCAGCGGACGCACCGGTATTGGTCGCGTGCGTCCACCAAATCCTTGACGTGTTGGGACGGGTTAGATCTGCCCATTTCCGTATTCGTCCTGGGGTTGGCTCCACGGGTCCGTAGGCTGCTGATACTGCTGTTGCGGTTGCTGGAATCCCTGTTGCGGCTGCTGGAATCCTTGCTGATACTGCTGCTGCGACTGTTGGAAACCAGACTGCTGGGCCTTGGGTTTCGCGCTCAACACCGCAATGGTGCGGGCCGCGACATCCCAATTCTCATACCGTTTCCCATCCTTTTCCGACACTCTTTTGGACAAGCTGCCGTTCACAAGAACCTTCACGCTCATGTTCGGCTGGGACTTCAACTGGCGAACCTGATTCAAAGCATCCTTCGCCTGATTCGACAAGGGACGCACACCATAGAACTGAGGCTCCTTGTCAACCCACTGGTTCGTGTTCTTATCCGTGTAACCCGGATGGACGCTGACGTTGAGAATACTGGAATCCTGAAAATCCTTGATCTCTCCCGCATATCCGGTAAACTCGATGCTTGGTTCTCCGGCCATTACGCATTCCTCCTGTAATTGTTCGTCTTGTGTTTCTCCATGGCCCGCCTGTTGCAGACCAGCATGTGTGATTGGGCTCCGGCGCAATCAACGGCACCGCATGTGGGGCATTGGGGGAGCGTGATCTTGTCCCCGTGAGCCCACAGGCATCTGGCGCACTTGCAGCCCGGCCTCGGGGTGAAAGTCACTCGAAGCTCGCCTCCACCTTCGTGAACGGGAAACGATCATCCCGGACACTGGTCTTGAAGAACTGGCTGCGGGATTGGGACTGGCATGGGAAGGCGGGGGCGATGGTGCCATCATGGGAGAGCACCGGCATCCAACGTTTGCCGTCATGCTTCCACACCGATTCGGTGCGAGCCTTGTAGAAGCCCGGCTCCTTCGGAAGGTCATCCATCGTGTACGGTCCGCGGTACGCATATTGGAAAAAGGAGTCATCCACCCACCACCCGTCCGGAAAGCCGAGCTCCCCGATACTCAGGCACAGGGTCTGTCCGCCCACACTGTCAGAATCCGTCTTCTTCACCGTGTACTCGTTGCCGTTCTTCACCACCACTTTGTCGCCGGGGCGAACCTTCGTGATATCGGTGATACGCTCACGGAAAGCATCATCCACCAGTTCGATGGACTTGATACCGGAGTAAGGGACGAAAGTCGAGGATGAACGAATGGCGGGAGAAAGAGAGACGCAATGAGCAACGTTTCCCACCATGTCGAGCGTACTGGTCATCGTGTCGCCGTTATTCCACGTTATCTTGACACGCAGCCCTTCCAGCTCCCCGCAGGTCTTGCCTTTCCAGAACGGTTTCTTGTCATCATCTTCAGCCTGCTTGACGGATTCCGTCTCGGGCTTCGACTCGTACACATGCACGTTCCGAGCGGAACCGGTACTGTACCCATCGCCAAAATCCAAGAAAACCACGAGATTGCCTTCATCCTCGGTCTCGATGTACAGTGGCGGCTTATGGCCCATACTCATGATGAGAACGTCCGCCATGCTTTCCGGGTTCTTCATCTCATGCAGTTCGCCCGCATAATGCCCGTCCGCATCATCAAACTCAACCCACATGCCCGGCTTCACGTCGTTCAAACCAATCTCACTGCTCACTAGGAGCCTCCTTAACCTTGTCGTTATGCTGTCGATAAGCGTCGATGAACCGTTGCGCCTGATATTCGGTCAACGTGCCATAAGCGACCCGCGTTTGCAGGACATTGCCGATGAAACCGTTCTCCTGACCCACCGGAATCTTGCAGTCTTCAAGAATCCGGTCGATCTGTGTTTTCTGCTCGTCGGTCATACCCTTGACAGAACGCTTTTTGTAGCCGCTCGTCTCACCGTCATCATCCGTGGTCGCCAGTCCGAACGCGCCGCAAGTGCTGTATCGTCGCGCATACGTCAATGCGGAACCGAGGGCCTGCATGACGCTCATGCCACGCGAATCACCCACCTCGACCGGGATAAGACAATTACTGGCAATCCACTTGTCCGTGCCCTTCTTCCTGACGGCCGTATCCACATACAGGCGTCCGTCAACCAACTGGGTCGGCCATTGCAGGTCGAACCCCTGCTCGTCCACATAGTTCACGACCTGAGCCAGGGTCGCATACGTGCCACGACCGCCCTGAGCGTCCTTCTTAATTACCGCCATGATTCAATCTCCTCCTCTTCCTCCAACAGCTTCCAGTCGGGGAACACGACATCCTTCGGGTATTTAGGCAACCCGTAGGCCCTCATGGCCTCCAACGGGTCCTCCGTGTTGTCACGGAACCATCTGATGCCCTGCAAGGCGTGGTTTATCTTCGGTTCCGCCAGTTCGGTGATGATGGGCGAATCCTCCTGAATCTCGTAGCGCATCCAGTCGAACGGCGGGTTCTTCTCCTGCACGACGAACTCGAAACCCAACGGCCCCTTATATTCGGGCATCGTCAACCGGTAGAGACGCATGTAGAACGCGGCCTGAATGTGATACCCGTACTGCCAGCAGGAACGCTCGAACTCGTCCGGCGACTTCACCGTGGTCTTGTAATCACGGATACGCAGCACACCATCCGGGTCGGGAGTGGACGGCAACCAGTCCGCCTTGCCCTTAATCAACAATCCGGTATCAGGGTCGGCGGCGATCATCGCCACCTCCGGCTGACCATCCAGCTTCGTGAAGAAATCTCCAACCATGTCCCGCATGGCCTCGACCTTCTCCACATCATCGGGGGAAAGCCATACGATATCCTCGCCCTCATGCAGTTTCAATGTCTCCGCATACCTGGCTTTGCCTTCCTTGGTGCGTAGGTTCGGTTTCACCAGCACCTCGGGGCCACTGCCCAATATGAGACTGTGAGCCGCCTTCCCGAACTCGAACTGGGGGGAGGACGAATGCTCGCCGGTCAGATACTGCGAATACGCCAACGGGCTGACCAGATACTTCTTCAACGCGGTCTGGTCCACCGCGTCCAACGCGAAGTAATCGTCATCGGTCATCTGCTCGACGGTCATTGCCCCTCCTTTCTTGCTTTGAGTACTTCCTTGCCTAAAACCTTGATGGTGTCGGCCACCAAGTCGAGAAAATCGTCAACGTCCTCCACGTCGTAGACCTCTCCGTAAAGCAGGGAACGATACGTGCGGAACTTTCTATGCCGGACATCATTCGGGGTCAACATGAGAACCCCTCGACTGCATGGACAATTGTTCCTCGCGTTCCATCAGGTGACTGTGACGCCAAGTACGCGACTTACCCTGCTTGTGAGAGGCCTCCGCATAATCGGCCACATGGTCACGGCCAACGTCTCCCACGACCTTCGAGGCCTCGTTCCAATCCGAGTACACGCGATCGTTCACGGCCACATACTTGTCAGCGAGATAACGGACGCAATCACCGAGATAACGGATTGCTTTGGCGATGGAGTTGAAATCAGATGCCATCAGTCGGCGTCCTCCGTCTGAATCTGAGCCCACGTCTCCTCCATGAGAGGCCTGTCGATCTCGTAGTAGATGTAGGTCTTCCCGTGCTTCGGCGGGTAGGCGCCGAACTTCATCTTGTAGTTCTCGGCAAGACGGGAGCCGAAATGCAGGGCGCTTTTCTTCATCGGCTCGAATCCTTTCGAGCGCAGGAAGTCGCTGATGATGAGACGAGGCGAGTCAGGTTTCTTCGACGTCTCAGAAGGAGCGGCTGGATCGTCGAGAATCACGCGCGCCCGACGTTCAAGCTCGTCCTGCGGCAATAGTCCACGCGCCTCGTTGAGTAGTCTCATACGGTCGAATGGGGTGAGTTCCATGATTGTTTCCCTCCACTGGGCTTGATTATTTGGTTGTCCTTCTACGCCGGTGCTGACACGTCCGAAACCCTTGTTTTGCTGGTTTCGACGCAGGACGCGAAGGGGTTAAATTTTCTGAGCGCCAAGCCGGGAGTCGAACCCGGTGCACCTTGGAGAAGTCCATGACCATTGGAAGGCTTCGTAGGTGCGGCACCATGCGCTTGGCTGCCACCGGACGAGGAAGTAAAGGAATAAAGAACCCCGCCCGGAAGAATCATTTGGGTTGGATGAGGGTGTTGGAGCCCTCGGGTGTGACGATCAGCTGGTCGGCGTTCTTCAAAGCGTCGATGTAATGCTGCCGGAGCACGTTGTCGGTCAGGGAATCGTTCAGCACCTTGTTCGCGTCGGCCTCGCCCTGCGCCTTGATGTGCTTCGTCTCGGCCTCGACCTTCGCGGTCTCCTGCTCGTTCTTCGCCTTCTGCTTGGAGACCTCGGCGGCTTGGGCTTGCGCGTAGCTGTCGGTAATGGACTTCGGGTAGCGGATGTCTTGCACGGACACCTGTTCGACGGTCAGGCCGATGCTCTTCCATTTCGAGGTGAGCGCGTCCTGCACGGCCTTCGTGTACTTGCCACGGTCGGTGAGCATCGTGATCGTGTCGAACTTGCCGGAGGTTTCACGGGCCACGCTGCGCAGGTCGTTGCCGATGTAGTTCTGCGTGAACGTGGTCTGCTTGCCGTATTCCGAGTAGAGCATTTCGGCGGCGGACGGTTCGAGCGAATAGTTGACCTGAATGTCGATGTTCGCGCTGGCACCGCTACGGTCGTTGACCGTGATCTCCTTGCCTTCCGCGCTGCCGCCGTCGTACTTGTAGTCGGTGTCCTTGAAGAAGTTGATGAGGTTGTTGCGCGTATCGTATTTGATGACCGACTGCCACGGCGCCTTCGCATGGAAGCCCGCGTTCTCCGCATGACCGGCGACGGAGCCGCCCATGTTGCGGATGACGGCCACCTCGCCTACGTCCAGCGAGTATAGGCATGCCGGAATCATCAACAGTGCGGCGACGATGATGGGAATGAAGCCGAAACCGGCTCCGTCGCCACCGTTGGCGAGTGCGACGGCTATCATGCCGACTCCGATGAGCAGGAGTATTACGGCGAGTATGAACCAGATCATTTTTGTGTTCCTTTCGACAATGCGAACGAGAGCATGACGGGCGAACAGCACATGAAGCCTGCGAGAATGCTCCACGGGCCCGCATAGGGTTGCAGTGAGAGAATCAGGAACCCGGTCGCCGCCAACGTCAGACAAGTGATTGTCTTCGTGTTCTCATGCCGGTGCCGGCGTTCATCAGGTGAATGCTGCCAGCCGGAGCAGTGAGCCCCATACGTTTTCCTGTTCATGACATGTCCTTTCCGCGTGGCCGGACTCGGATTCGAACCGAGAACGCCCTTGCCGCCACTGTGCTGCAATGTTGACCAACTGTGAGAGATGGAGATGACGAGTCCTCTGGTTTTTCCCGGTGGTGGCGGTGCGTGTCCAGACACCCCGAAGGGTTCCGGCCGATGGTCGCCGCAGTAGATCGCAGTATGGTATTTATTTGCCTGTAGTCGATAGGTGGATAAAAAACGACCCACTGCGGCAAGACTTGTTATTCCTCGTTCTTCTCGTCGGCGCAGTCGGCCAGGTCCTCAAGGGCCTTGGCGGCGAAACGCGCCTGACTTGGAGTGAGGGGGCGGGCACCGTAATCGGTGTCGATTTCCGCGTTGATAAGACCTTCGGCAGTGACGTTGCCGGTGAAGTATTCACGGGTGTAACGTTCCTCGACCACGAGCTTCTGGGAAAGGTTACGATTTTGGCTGACCATTGTTTTCTCTTTCTTGTGAATATCGTTTAAAGGCCCTTTCGGATTAGGCTTGTAATCGCCAAACCACATGCCAAACCCGAAAGGAAGAATGAAAAATGACCGACATCGACGCGCTTCAAAAAGCGGCTCGGGAGATCAGGGGAGACATGAGCTTCCTGAACGCCTCCAACAACGCCGAGACCTGGCTGAGACACATCAAAACGTCGATGGACTCCACAGCCAAGGCCATTGACGTTATCACCGCCAACCAGCGCGAGCTTTCCGACCGTCTGGACAAACTCGGAGTCTGACTCACGACGCTTGGCTTGTTCTCCCCAGATTTCCGCCAACTGCGCGGAGATTTGGGGAAGCCCGGTTTCCACGATCTGAGCCATCCACGTGTTGAGAATGTTCAGCTCGTTGGCAACACGCTCCGACGAATCCGAGACATACGAATAGTTGCCGTCACTCATATCGCCACCTGCCTATCGGGTTAAGTTCCTTCGGAAAGGATTCGGCCTTATCCGCCAGATCATTGAGTGCTTTCGCTATCTCGCGGGCCTGTTCCGGGGTCAGTTTTTCGCATACGGAAAGCGGTGCCGTCACCTTTACGTATCCCGGATGCGCCTCACCTTTGAAAATGTGGGCCTCAAAGGTCTTCGTGACATCCGCCTCCAACGGGTCGTACATCACCTTGCCGATAGCAGGGGAGTCGTAGACATGTTCCCCATGCTCATTGGTCTTGGACTTAGTCTTGTACATGATTCTTCGATTCGTATCGGTCCATCATCAGACGAACGTTGCGGCAAGGCGTCTTCCATGATGCTTGCGAGGCTTGCTCGCGTTCGTCTACTCCACCGGGGTTCTCCGGCCAGTAACTGTCCACGAGGGCGATGAAGTCCTTGGCGAAGCTCCTGAGCTTGCGCATGTCCGGTACGATCTCTACTCCTACCTTTCCGCTGTAAATCTCAGGGGCTTCCATGTTTTCTGTACTCATGCTGTTACCTCCAATACAGGAGACTCAGAAAGACGCTGCTCTTCAGAGAAGTCAAGTTCGCCTTGCAAGGCTCCGACCGATTCGGTCAGCTCGACCAGTTTGCGGTTCAAACGCCTCATGGCTTTCACGGTCCTCTCAGATGGGTTCCGAACAACTCTCTGGTTTTTCCCGTATCTTGCTCGGCGTCTAATGAACTCCTCAACTGGAACGCCTTTGCTGTAAATGTGATAGGAGATGTTGCCAGGGCTGCAATCAAGCAACTTGGCCCATGCTCGAACATTCCCCTCCACCCCATCGACGGTGACTATTCGTTCCAATGATTTGGTGGCGTTATCACTGAGCGTCATCCACTGACAGTTATCGGGCTCGTAGTCCCTGCTGCTGTCGATGCGATCTAACGAGAGTCCGTCAACATAACCGTTGGCTTTAGCCCATTCCTTGAATTTCGGGAATGAATGCCATTCTCCGCAAACCTTGATGCCTTTCGCACCGTAATACTTGTAGTTCGGCATGTTCGGGTTCTCGCAACGGCGCTTCATGCTTGACCAGATCATGTAGAGGTGTGAGCGACTCTCCTTCTGAGTCATGCCGTCACCTCCAAGTCAGGCGTCTCAGCGCCGAAGAACTTCTCATGCATGTCCACTGGGATGGTGAGCAGTTCCTCGAAACTGACTCCGAGCGCTTCGCAGATCATGTCCAGTTCATCGACTTTGAAGGCCGGCTGGCCGGCGAGTCGGCGGGATAGTTTGCTTACATCCCATCCGAGTTTCGCTGCAAGCCATCGGAGGCTTTTCTGTGCGATGAAGAGTCGGTATCGAATACCGGCTGCTGTTAGTTTCTGTGTGCTGCTCATGTCTTAAATAATAGTATTTACTATTTTTTTGTCAAACCACGACATGCCGTATCGGATATGCTATATTTGAGATATGTCAAAGAAAGAAGATTACAAGCCGCTCAGCGCCTTTGCTATAGCATTTGCTGCTGAATTCAAGGCATATATGAAAGCACACGGCATCAAGCAGTACCAGCTCGCAGAAGCCCTAGGCAGAACTCAGCCGTATGTCAACGACCGCACCACCGCCAAACGTGCCATAGACACTGATGACATTGACGCACTGGCTTCGCTGACCGGCACCACCGGCCGCTCACTAATGATCGAACTGGCACGGCTCACCAAGGAGCAGTTGCGCCAGCCTGTATCCGAGATGGCTTCTGTGGCCTCCCAGCTTGAAAAGGTCATAGGCAGAAAGATAGAAGTCGAGAAGGCCGCTTATCGGGATGAAAACAAGCGGGTGGAGTCTGGTCACGGTGAAGACCTGGACTGACCTCACCGAGGAAGCCCGGCGCATGGGAGTCCTTATAGAGGATAGGGAGTTCGACGGGACGCAGTGCGGGGAATACGATCCCGATACCCGCACCGCGTACATCGACCCCACCATGAGCATGGAACAACGGGTATGCACGTTGCAGCATGAGCTTATCCACGCAAAACACTTCGATGACGGGCTCGGATTACTGAGCCGGGAGAAAGAAGAACGCCTCACCCGCAAGGAGACCGCGTTCTCTCTGATTAATCCCATCGAATACATGCGCGCGGAAGACCTGTACAGGGGAGAACCCTACGCGATGGCGCAGGAACTGGGCATCACCGTCGGCGTCCTGTTGGACTACCGGCGATGGCTGCATGACAATCTTGCCGCACGGGCCGCATGATTATGTACCTTATCCGTGTTTCTTGCAATCAGGGAACACGGTTCGTGGATACAATTAGCTCACCAACCCCAATGGAGAGAAGAGACAAAAAATGAGTGAACCAGAACAACCACCCGTATTACAGCAGCCGGTCGAATCGGGCGGTCAACCATCGTCGCGGCAGTCCGCCGATAAGCCCACGCCACAACCGACTCCCACATACGGTGCATACGCGCCACAGTCGCAACAACCGCAGGCCGGGCAATATGTGGCCCCACATCCGCTTGACCCGTACTTTCCCTCGGGGCAGCCGCACGGATTGAAGCCCGCCGCAAAAACAATCACCATGAAGATATGGCAATTCGTCCTCAGCCTCGCAGGTGCCGCGATTGCTGGCATCATTGTCTTCATATTGATTGTCGGCTTGGCCGCGTCCGGTATCGAAGCAGCCAAGAACGACGCAACCGCGCCTGCGACCTCCGACCCCTCCCAGAGTTCCAAGACCAAGGAAACCCCGAAACCTAAATCGTTGACTGGAATCACAGCCGAGTATTCGGGTTCGACGGCCGATGGCACCGAGATAAATAATTCGACCGAAGGCATAGACGTGACGGCCACGTATGACGATGGCTCCACAAGGGACGGAATATCGGGCTTCACCGTCAAGAACCCCGGTAAGCTTCAAGCGGGTCAGACGCAGGAGTTCACCGTGGAGTTCAAGGGGTTCGAGGCGACCTTCTCCGTCACGGCCGATGAATCAGATGACCAGTTCAAGGCGTCCGCGCAGGATATACCTTTCGATGATCTGGCTCGAAACCCTGATGCGAACAAGGGCAAGCGCGTCCATTTCCATGGGAAAATCGTACAGGTCATTGAAGGTGATATTGACACTCAATATCGAGTCAGCGTGGAGCAGGGCGATTATGGAATCTGGGATTCCAACAAGGTCATATTCGTCTCATACATGCGCACCGGCAACGATAATCGACTTCTGGAGGATGACATAGTTGATTTGTGGGGCACCACTGATGGGACGATAACCTATGAGTCCACGATGGGCGGCAACATAACGATTCCGAGTGTATCCGCTAGAATCATGCAACTTGCCCAATGAACAAGCCGCTAGGAACATGAATGGTCCCGTCTTCCTGTATTGGAGGACGGGACCATTGCTGTTCGTATGAAAAGTGCCGTGACCCTGCTGGGGCCACGGCACTTGACGCATACCAGACGCTCACCATCCAAGTATGTTTTGCTTATTTCGGTTGGCTATTAACGTTTCATGAGACACTTCAATTATGCTTAGCGGCACGCATGGTGTCAACCTCGGTTCCGACCGGGGCCAGGCTGTTCCCCGACCTTTCCTCCCGTATTGGAGGACGGGACCATTTTGTATACCACTACAATATGATGGTCAGGTGTGTTTCCTAGTGGAGGGCCATACCTCATGGTTCGGGTCCCACCAGAGTATATGGAACTCATTGCCTACAAGGAAACCGTACAGGCGTCCGGTTCCGCCCAAGCGGAACCGGGCCAACGCATCGCCTTCGCGTTCATAGTATTTCGCCAGCCGGTCCTGTGGCGTCTGGTTGGGGCATTGGGTGAAATCAGGGTAGCAGGTGAACGCCTGATATGAGGGGCTAATGATCTCGCCCACCGTCGCCTTTTCGAAGTCACGCATCTTCAACAGCAGCAGCCGATGCTCCTCGTCGCTCATGTGCGCAAGCGACCATGGACAGTCGGCCTCAAGGTCAACGCAGTCGAAACGGAATACGATGCGACGGTTCACGGAATCCTTGGGAATCTCCGTGGCGGATTCGGGGACATGATAGCTTTTCGCCACGCGATGCGCGGGCACACGTTTTGAAGAGCTCGGGGCTTTGGCCTTGATGCTCTTGGTTTTGCTGCGGTGGCCCACTAGTCGGTAAGGCTCCCATAGTATTCGGCCATGGCCGCTTCAGTTATCTCGGTGTTGCAGATGGCTCCCTGCGGGAGATCGCCTCGCGCATCCCTCCACGGGCGTTCGCTGTGGGTAAGCTCGCTGAGCTGGTAGGCTCCCATTTTCCCGTAGGCATTCAACACCGCGTCTATGGTGCTGGTGCCGTCTTCGTCTATGTTCGACGGGTCGCCGTGAATATCGCCGCGCGTGATCTTGAACATGCCCTTGTGCGCATGGTATAGGTCGGGGCACACCGGGCCGTTGGCCCATGCCTCGAATCGCTCGGGGAACAGACGCCGTTCATCCCATACGAGGGACCATGCCTGTGAATAGTAGCAGAGCTTTTCCAGCTTCATGGTGGTCATGACGCCGAGCTTGTCCAGCACGTAAGCGGCCACGTCGAATATGCTTGTCATGGTGCGCCTCCGTAACGTTCCTTCCGCTGGACATTCAAGGTGATTAACTTACTCTTCCATTGTATGGCCGGCAAGTTTCGGCGCGCCAGTTCACGCCTTCCATTCGATCTGTTTCAGGCCAAGCCCGTCGCTTATCGTCTCCATGCCTCGCATCAAATCCTCCACGGGCACAGTGCGGTAATGCTCGCTCATGGCTATGCTCGAATGGCCGACGATGCGTTGGATGATGCCGGGATCAACCTTCATGTGGAACAGGAGCGATACGACGGAGTTGCGGCATTCATGCCCGTACCGGTTCTCGTAGTCGGGTATGCCCGCCCTGCGCATGAGGTCGCGGAAACCGGCCCTGTCATCCAACGCGGCCAACGGCATACCCTCGCGCGTCCTGAATATCAGGTTGTACGGGTTCGGGATGATGCTCTCCGTGGCCTCCAGATACCGGTGCACGACGGTGCCCAACTGGGGGATTATCGGCACGACCTTGCCTCTCGCGGACTTCGGCGGCGTCAAAGCGTACCCCTTGCACAGGTGTATCATGTCGTATCCGTCCGGCACCCTCCACCGGTATCGGGGGCAGCTCGAAGGCCGTTTGAAGCCGCACGGGTATCTTCCGTCCCTGCCGGGCTCCCCACACCCATGCTCCTTGTCGAGGCTTTCCAGTTTCCAGTTCACCGTGTAGGTGCCTATCCATATCTCGCCGCTGTCCGGGGTTTCCAACGTCTTGTCCCGCCACAGGTCGAGATCGTCCAACGTGGCTCCCAGTATCTCCCCCTGCCTCATGCCGGTGAGCAGACGCCACCATTGGCGTGCCCCCAGAAACAGGTCGTCGGAGGACGCTTCGAGCATGTCCTGCATCTGCTCCACGGTGAACGCCTTGCGGTCCTGCGTGCCGCTGCGCCTGTCCGCCGACACGGCCACGGGCCCATTGATGGTGCGCCGGTCCCCGGCCAATCCCATGTCCCTGCGTTTCGGCCTTGCCGCGCTGGTGACCGGACTGGTGGGTATCAGCCGGTCGGCCACCGCCGCCTTGAATATCTGGTTAAGGATGTTGTAGAAACCCAACTGCCGGTTGTACGAGCATGGGGTGCCGTCGAGGTTGCGCATGTTGGCTATCATGCGCTGCACCGCCGAGGCGGTCACTTCGCCCAGCTTCTCGTTCGCGTACTTGCACAGGTGCACGCTTATGAGGCTCGCGTAGTTGTTGATGGACTTGGGTTTCAGGTCGCGTCGTTTCAGCTCGAACCATCGTTCCGCGTACTCGCCGAGCCGGGTGGCGCGGTCTACGCCCATGCCCCATTCGGTTTTCTCCTTGAGGGCTTCGGCTATCTTCCTGTCGCATTCCTTGTAGGTCTTGGCGGACACCCATCGGCCGTCCACCTTGGCCTGCCAGTTCACGTATGTCTTTACCGTGCCGTCCTTGAGTGTCTTCCGCTGCTCGTGGCGGATGGGGTAGACCGCTCCGGTTTTCCTTATCCTAGGCAT